ATACCCTTCTGGTCTGGTGGTGAGTTGATTAAAGACTGCATGTAGTAATTCAGTAAGTCACTCACGGCTGTAGCAAATACAGGGAGATTCAAGATCTCCTCTGCTGCCAAGCCACGTTCGATCAGAAACTGATCATTGTTAATGTCCATTTGTATTCTCTCCTTAAAATACAATACAAAAAGACCCCCAAAGTGCTTCCGAGAAAAAGCACTCTAGAGGCTCCCTAGCCCTTAGTTAGGACTATAAATACCCTTCTGATTCTCTTCAGGAACGGCTTTCGCAAGCTGCAATTCACGTACAGCCATTTCAGCCTTGTGCATTGCCTCAAATTCCTTCCGATCAAGATCACGCTCTTTTGCCATAGCGTCCATCTTGTTCTTCATTTCCTGCATCCTGAGTGACATAGCCTCAATCTCACCCATGACCTTAACCTTCTCTTCTCCAACCGAGACCTGACGAGCTTGAATATCAAGTGTCTGCTTCTGCATCTGCATCTGAGCAACCATCATAGGATCAGGTTGTGGAGGAGGCAGCGTGGCAGGGTCTGTGAGGAAGTCGAGTGGATTCGGGACACCCCCCTTCTCTAGGATAATCTGCAACATCTTGTACTTATTGGGCATAGCGTACAAAGGTGCTACAGATGGATCTTGAGAGAGCATAGCGTGGATAGCTACATACTTCTGAGCTTCCCGCTCCTGCTCACCATAGCCAAGGCGCATTTCAACGGTAGCTTCATTACGTTCCTTCCAATCAGCAGGAGTAACGCGAACGAAGTCACCAGCGACCTTGACAATCTTTTCTCTCTTCTCGTTTGAATTGACGAGTCGATAAACAAGCAGATACAAAGGTTTAATGAACTGATTTGCAAAGTTGCGGGCAACGATCTTCTGGCGCTGCTGAGACAGTGAGACAAGTCCTTCGACCATAGCCTCACTATTCTGCTTCGACAGAGCATCTTTGTTCATGCCCTGAGACAGCTTGGAGATACCTGTGGTCTGCTCCTTGTCGCTCTCCAGCATCTGAATCGTCTGATAGACAAACGGATTCAGAGGAGCCTGAGGCATAGGCAGCAAGCCATCGGGTCTGGTCACATTGACCAAGCCTCCCAAACGGTTCTCTAGGAGTTCCTTAGGATTGACCAAGGCTCCCTTCACAACCTGCATACGAGGGTTATTCGTGATGATGGTGTGGTCTAGGATGGAACGGGTAAGAACCGTCCTAGCGTTCTGCGTAGGGATAACCCTTGCAGCATAGTTAGAGCCATAGAAGCTGTGGGGAACAGGGAGAGGACGGAAGGCCACAAAGGGCTTGTGATCGACCTCTTCCATCTCCAGAATCTTGCCACCAGCCTTGACAACACGGTACAGACAGGTTTTGCCATCACCCTTGAAATCCAGAGAAACATAGCACTCATAGACCAAGATATACTTGGATTGAGTCTGCATTTCCCCATTCAGATCAAGGTTGTCAGCACCTATGGACTCAAAACGAGCCAAGACCTCAGGGTGCATATCCATACTGGATTCATCGCTTTCCCCAAGACCCTTTATATCGCTGATCTCGTAACCTTCCTTAAGTAGCTCAGAATATGTCTTTTTGGTTCTATGGGCTACAAAAGGGGCTGATTCGATGTCTTTAGCTTGAGCAGTGATCAGGAATTCTTCAGGTGGTAGTACCTCAATACGTACCTTGGACTTATCCTCAGTGCGTGAGATAGAACCATCATACAGACCTGTCTCTTCATTTAGTTCCGGCTCAAACTCGTCGTAGTTGCCTTGCTGCTCAAGGACTGAGATTTCTTCCAGCGAAAGATTGGAGAATTCTTCTTCAATATTTTCTGATAGAGTATCCCAATATACCTTGGCAACACCTACACGAGCCATCAGACCATCTGTGATAGCCTCAGCGAAGATGTCAAAACCTTCATTCTGAGTGAACACAACATGGTCACAATAGTCTGTAGCTACCTTGGCTTGGTCTACGTCTTCACCGTCGATAGGGTCGAAGCTTACGATACGGCGACCAGCCGCAAAGGTCTCTAGGAGGTATGCCTTAGCTGATTCAACAGCGTCATAGACATCCATAGAGACGTATTTGGAGTTGCCCTGATGGTGGGGCTTGGGAAGCAGCGCATTGTAGTAGTCAAGTACCTTCTCTCTCTCTTTCGAGAGTTTAGAATCGTAGTACCCGACTGATGTGCGAATCTGCTGCTCTAGGACAGCTGATAGCTGTTCCTTAGTCATCGGTTCAAATGTATTTTCTGCCATAATCAAATCGGGGTTAGATAGAATTCTTCGGATACTTCGACAGGTTCAAAACGACCTTCGTGTATGTGATTTGCCAGTGCTAGTGCGATAACACAGTCATCATGACAGCCATTTTCAGCGTTCATGGAACCGGAATCATCCACAACATATGTGAGCATTTCGCGCAGGGTGGTTTTGTCATTAAGTAACATCTCCTCTTCGCGCATTGCGGCTCTAAGTTGGTCAATAATCAGAGGTTTTGTCTTGACATTCGTATAGAAGCCAAGTTTGATAGTCTCTCTGTCTGTCAACTTGTCATATTGAACCTCTGTGAAGAAGTTCGGGTAGGCTAAATCCTTACCTAGCCTTGTACATGTCAAAATACCGTGGTTGTTTGACTCTACAACTACTCTAGCTTCGTTATATAGCATTCCCAAGTGGTACAATACCGTTGCATAGTGATCGGGATGCACCACAGAGCGGTACGTAGCGACCAAACGCTTCTTGGAATCGAGAACCTGAGCTACTGAGAAGTCCCCTCCCCTTACGCCCATGCCAACGTCTGCTCCAATGTAGTACTTTTCACCTGAATCAACGGTCTGATAGACAGTCAACTCACCTCTAATGTTCTCCTGCCACTCGTCTCCAATCAAATTGAGACGCTGGAGTGGATCTGAGGCTTCATTCATGCAGACTTGAAGCTGCTGAGGGTTGAATACGGGTCTACCAGAGGTCAGGAAGGCTTCATCCGCATTGCTAGGGTACTCCTGAACAAACAGATCAATGCCATTCTGAGCAATCTTCTTGCGTCTGAACATAAGCTGTTCATCGTCAAGGCTATGCTTCTTCACTAGAAGCTCTTCCTCAGGGGTTCTCTCGAACTTCTTGGGGACAGGCTCTCTATATTCATCTTGGATGAACCAAGGGATGAACACGGGGATAAAGCCATTCGTGCCTTCACAGGCTCCCTTCCACATATCGTAGAAGGCTCCTGAGACACCATTCGCAGTGCTTTCGATAAACACTGCTGTCCCTTGGGAGTTAGGGATCGCCTGAAGAATGCCGTTCAGGTTGTCACGCTGTGTCGAGGTAGGCCAGAAGGCCAGCTCAGACAGGTGAGCTTGGGAGATGGTCTCTCCACGAGCGATACCGTCACCACCTGCCGTTGCGACAATGTAGGACGAATCTAGGATGTTGAACGATAGCTCTCTGCGTGACGAGTATCGGGTTTGTGGCTTAAGGATCTCAGGACACTGATCATGAAACCGTTTGGTCATGTCAAAGAGTGCCTTGGTGCTATCACTATGGTGGGTGATAACGAGACCCTTCTGAGCCTGATGTTGACTAATCCACCAATAGAGGTAGGCTCCTACAGCAGTCGATAAACCCATTTGGCGGGCTTTAAGAATGACTACACGAACCTTACCTTCTTGTAGGTATTGATCTTCAATTGCATTAATAAGTTGCTGTTGCGCTGCATTCAAGACAAGAGGTTTAATCTCACCCTCTTTTGTTCGTATCTTGAGGGCATGGTGAGCGTAGTACTCGAAATCTTGTAGCAGCCGCCTCCTTACATCAAGCAGCTTAGAATCCATTTTATTCCTTAGCAGCTTCCTTAGCCAAAATAGCGGCTAGGAAGTCTTCAGCCTTGGAGACCGTTACATCACTCTTGGTCACTGGCTTTTGTTTGGTGTACTCAAGAACAACCTTGGCAGCACTCAGTTTCGAGGGACGATCCCCCGGCATTCTCATCAATTCAACGACGGTTTCGAGGGCTTCGGTAGCATACTTCTCATCAATGCCCATCTCTTCTGCAATATGTTTCACAATTATCTTTGCCTCACGTTTAACTTGCTCTCTCAGCTTTGCGGCATCCTTGGCGTTGTACCCGTCAGGCTGATCCTTTTTTCGTCCGTTGTTTGCGTGTGCTTTCTTCAGGGAGGCTGCTGCTAGTTCGGGGTTTTCCCTGCGCCACTTTATCAAGTTGCAGTTCTGTCCCTTCTGGCTTTCCCTCACGTTGTACTCGCACTTCGCCTTCTTGGCTCGCACCGTTCGTGGCTTTTCCTCTTCCATTCAAAACCTCTATATGTTGATCTACAAGTTCCCGCACAGCAGCAATAGTCTGCTGGCTTGTCGTGTTGAATGCCGCAGGGGGCAAGGAAGCTTTATACTCCCTCGCCACCCCAAGCTTCATTTCACTAGGGAGGTCTGCATCTTCAATTACGGTCTTGAACCAACAGTAGGACTGCAATATATCTGATGGTTTCATTTCTCTCCTTGTACTACTCTGTAATCAAACCTGCCTTTAGCATACGATCATACTCAGCAGCTTCCAGTGGGGTC